AACTGTAAACGTTGAGCCTGATGAACAACTTGAGGTAGAAATCACTGTAAGTGGTACAATATATGAAGCGGAATTTGGAGAAATAGTTTCATGATAACCAATACAGGTAAAAGCATTATTGGAAAGTATATGCTTGGACAGGCACCTGCCTATGCCTCATATATTGCTGTAGGCTGTGGTCCAACACCGCTAGACACTGGCGACGTACAAGGAGATTTTTCTACAAAAGAAGCCTTAGATTTTGAAATGTTTAGAGTTCCAATATCATCAAGAGGGTTTGTTAATGAAAATGGTCTTAATAAAATTGTTTTAACAGCAGAATTGCCAACAGAAGAAAGATATGAAATTACTGAGGTTGGCATTTATTCAGCAGGATCTAACCCCTCTGCTGGAGCATATGACAGTAAAACTGTTTTTGCTTTTACTACTGCAGAAAATTGGCAACACCATACAGCAGATGCAGTGACTGCTATCAATTTATATTCTGCTCCATTAGATGATCCAGAAGATGATAATATTATTGCTGTGGCTGATGCTGTGTTTCAAACAAATGCAGATAACGCTATATTTTATAAACCATCTCGTGCAGTAAGATATGAAAGATGTCGATTTTTAAATAATACAATCTTTATACAAGGTGATGATTCTGATTTAACAATAAGTGAAGATAGCGGTCCAACAGAAGATCACTTTGTTGTAGAAAATGGATCAAACCACGTCCACTTAACTGGAGCAAACGTTGACTTTACTAGAAACTCCCCAATTGATGAACTTAAGTTGGCATTTTCTTTAGTTAATAAAGATGGAGACTCAGGATCAATCCCAGACACTGTTAGAATTTTAGTTGACTTTGCATCAACAGATGATTTAAGTGGAGAGTTTGCAAGGTTTGAAGCAGAGATAAATCACGGAACATCTGGAAACCCAGATTTAGTTCAAGATTTTTCAACTAATAGATATTTTGTCGTAACAAAACAACTTCAAGAGTTATATACAAGTGCAAACTTTACATGGAATGCCGTAACAGTAGTTAAAATTTATGCATGTGTAATTGATGGTGGAGTGCCTTCAGAAAATTACTATGTTGCACTTGATGCTATTAGATTAGAAAATGTTGCAACAGTAAACCCACTTTATGGTTTGACTGGTTACTCACTAATTAAAACAGAAGGTGCTGAGTCAATTATAAAATTTCCTAATACAAGCAACTATATTGAATTTAGATTTTCAGTTGGAGTAACATAATGGTTGATGAAGTTATTAAAAAAATTAAAATTGAGCAAGAAAACCTTCCAACTATAAGCAGTTCTACAGAAAAATATGATGTTAGATACAGGGTAGTGTCTGAAGATAAAAACAGATCTTCTCATTGGTCTCCAATAGTTACTATTGACCCACAATATGTTTATGTTTCAGGAAACATTTCTATTGTGTCATCTGGTATAACTACGGTTGCTTGGGATACCGTGACTGTTAAAATAGGTAGTCAAATTATACGACAAGCAAAAGATTACGATGTATGGGTAAAATGGAGCAGGGCTGCAGGAAACGGAGATTTTAATTATGTTCAAAGAATTTCTGGTAATTCAATTAATCTTGTGCACCCAACTACGTTTTATATTAATGGGGTTGATCAAACACAAGCACCAAACAGAATTACTGTTGAAGTTTATTTAAAAGGTGAACCAATTTCAAGAGATTCTTCAAATCTTTTGGTTTATAGCCCTGCAATGCACACGATCTAATGATATAATGGAGAGATAATGGCTAAAGTACCGCTACCAGAACGAGGACAACCGCTAGATGTTACATATATCTATCAGTTGGCTGATACTATTAATGATTTATCAACACAGGTTTCATCAGCAACCTACAACTACACAACAGTCGATACGGTTAGTGCTGGTAAGCAGAGTGTAAAAACTTCTGAGGCTAGAATGATTGGGGGATATGTTGAAATTGCAAACAACTCAACAGTATCCGCTGGAAACGAAAAAACATTTTCATATGATTTTCCAAGTGATTTTAAGTATCAACCAATAGCAACGGCTACTATAATCAACGTTGGAAACACACCTGCTGGTCAAAACGCAACTGTTATTTTAAAAGTAGTTACAACATCTAGGGTAGAAGGAATCGTAAGATTCGGTGCTTCTGGAGACCTGTCTTTAGCAGTTAATTTAATTATTCTTGGCATACCAAACTAACATTAAGGGTGGGAAATGGTTTTTTGCAAAAAATGCAAAGGTCGTATGTTTGTCGATAGACAATACAGTACAACCGAACATATAGAAATTTTCTGTATGCTGTGTGGGTCTAGACAATTTTTTCACCCTCCTTCAGAAAGTGAGCAAGGTAGATGGATACTGCAAAAGGAAAAATCCAGAGCCAGCAGTACAATAACGACCCTGTAATAAAAGGAAATCAAAAGGTTTGGTTTTTAAACGGGGACCTTGTAAGGCTATACCATAGTTCACGCTCAACTGGAATGGTAACAGTTTATAATATTAATAAAGACAGAATAGAAACATGCTTGAGGTCTGACTTTAGAAAAAATAGACAACGAGCATATACTGTTGCTGAGACTGCTAAATTAGTTAATCGTCATAGAAAGTATATGCCAAGTTTAATTAAACGAGGAGTAATTCCAAGACCAATTGGTTCTAGTATTAATGGTAAGACTGGATTTCAAATTAGATCTTATTACTCAGAAGATCATGTTAGAGAGATCCGTGCTATACTTGCAAGTATACATATAGGACAACCAAGAAAAGATGGATTAATAACAAATAATAGTACGCCTACAAGCCAGGAGTTGACACGGCGAATGGGAGACGGTATACTTACATATACGAAGACTGAAGACGGAAGATTTATTCCTGTTTGGTCTGAGAGCATTTAAAACTATGAAATGGGTGGGGTAATGGAAAACGATTCAACAAAGGTAAACGTAACTCTTGGATACACTCTCAATTTGGGTAATTTCCAATCATTGAGACTTGATTTGGGCATCGTTGATGGTAAGCGTGAAGGTGAAACTACAGACCAGGCATTTGAACGTGTCTACAAGTTTGTAGAAGATAAACTTACAGAGAAGATCAAAGAAGCACAAGAAGAGGCTGCCGAAGCATAATGGCTGAACGCAAAGACCGTATGGCTTTGCTCAGTAGGTACAGTAAGTTACATACAGCAAAGTATGAGCAGAAGCCATCCTTAAACTTAAATGTAGAACAGTGGGCTTCTGATGCTCTTGTAGAGTCGTATGGTATTAGCAAGTGTTACGATTTACTAGAGTATTATTTTAGTGTGGCACAAGAACCCAGTTGGAATTATTTTACATACAATGCAGAAAAAATTCTTAATGGTAAAATTGATAAAGAGCAAGACGATAAAGATAGACTAGAGCGTAGACGGTTGGCAAAGGAGTGGCTTAGTGAATAATACAGAAGCAAGAGTTATATCCGCACTTCTTGAAGATAAGCAAATGCATGTTTTACTACAGGCAAACGTTGAAAATCTTCTTAGAACTCATAATGATATTTGGAATTTTATTCGTTTATATTTTGAAAATAATGGAAGTGTTCCTCCAGTATCTTTAGTTGTAGAAAAGTTTAGAGACTTCCAGCCAGTTGCTGGCATTGGTGCTACAAAGCATCACCTAGAAGAGTTGCAAACAGAATACCTAAATGACAGCCTTAAGGATATACTTCGATCTGCTGCTGGAGAAGTTCAGGGTGGAGAAGGAACAAAAGCCCTTGATGAATTAATTACTAAGACTTCAGAACTAAAAAAGAATACTTCTGCTATACGTGATATTGATGCAACGGATTTAGAGTCTGCCATTGCATACTATGAAAATGTACAAAAACAAAAAGAAAATGGTCAACTTGGAATTAAAACCAACTTGCCAGGTTTTGATAACTACCTACCTTCTGGAATTATGCCAGGTCAACTAGGGGTCTTTCTTGCCTATCCTGGAATTGGTAAATCTTGGATGGCGTTATACTTTGCAGTGCAGGCTTGGAAACAAGGTAAGTCTCCACTGGTAATTTCTCTTGAAATGTCTGAGACAGAAGTTCGTAATAGAGTTTTTGCAATTATGGGTGAGGGTGTTTGGTCACATAGAAAACTTAGCAATGGTGAAGTTGAACTAGATATGCTAAAGAGTTGGCATAAAAATAAAGTAGAGGGTAGACCAGAGTTCCATATTATTTCAAATGATAACGGTGGAGAAGTAACTCCATCTGTTATTCGTGGAAAGATTGATCAGTACAAACCAGACTTTGTTATTGTAGACTATTTACAACTTATGAGTCCAAACCAAAAGTCCGATAATGAAACGGTACGAATGAAGAACCTTTCACGAGAACTTAAACTCATGGCTATTAGCGAAGAAGTTCCTATTATTGCTATCTCTTCTGCAACACCAGATGATGTCAAGGACCTAAGCAGCGCTCCAACACTTGGTCAAACCGCATGGTCTAGACAAATTGCTTACGATGCTGACTGGGTTATGGCGCTTGGTCGTGCCACTAATAGTGATATTATTGAGTGCGTTTTTAGAAAGAATCGTAATGGGTTTATGGGTGATTTTTTAGTGCAGGTAGACTTTGACAAGGGATACTATCGTTATAAAGATTATGAAGATGGTAAATAATATGACAGACATCTATACAGAAGATCAGATTAGAAGAGTCTTAAATGGAATTGGCGTAGATGTTGAGGCAGAGTTTGGTAATGAATTAATCGTATACTGTCCATATCATAATAACAGTAGAACTCCAGCAGGAGAAGTATCAAAAGAGCATGGCAGATTTTTTTGTTTTGGATGCCAAGTTACAAAAAGTCTAGAAGAATTTGTGATGACAATATCAAACAGGACATACTTTGAGGCTGTTAGATATATTAAGGGTAAGGGTCAAGAGACTGACCTAACTAGCGTTATAAATAAAACACTATACTCACCTCCAGACTTTGTTCAGTATGACGAACTACTAATTAAAAGATTAAACAATCAGGCTATGGAGTCGCCTAGAGCAGTTAGATATTTTGAAGGTAGAAAGATAACCAAAGAATCTATGTTAAAGTTTACTTTAGGATACTCAGAAAAACAAGATTCAGTAACTGTTCCAATGCACAACCACGATGGAATGTGTTTAGGTTTTGTTGCTAGGACTATAGAAGGAAAAGAATTTAAGAACACTCCAGGATTGCCTAAAAGTAAAATATTATTTAATTTAAATAAAGTTAAAGCATCAAGCACAGTCTATGTTGTAGAATCATCTTTTGATGCAATTAGACTTGACCAAGTAGGATTCCCAGCAGTTGCAACTCTGGGTGCTAATGTGTCTGTATCACAGATCAGACTATTAGAGAAGTACTTCAACAACGTTGTACTAATAGCAGACAATGATGAAGCAGGAGTTATTATGACAGAAAAGTTAATTGAAAAACTTGGGTCAAGAGTAACTATTGTTAATCTAGATAAAAAATACAAAGATATAGGAGATATGGATGATGAGTCAATTAAAAAACTTGAGTTTCAGTTTGACAATTCTATATCTGCTATGCTAAAATAAATATAACAAACAAAGGAGAAATATATGAGCGTAGTAAAGGGACTCAAAAATATTAATGCCCTGCTCGACAAGCCAAAGTATGATGAAAACTCACCAAAG